AAATCAAGAGAAATGAAATTACCAACCTTAAAATAAAGATTTGCTCGGTCGGCAAGATTATAAGTTGAAATATCTTCATCACCCAACTGAAAGAAATCCTCATCACTCAGTTCTTTATATCCACCATAGAAAGTCTTAGCAAGTCCGGCATATTTACGTTTCATCAATTTCTCAACCCTTGCATCCTCAGTCACATTCACAAACTGAGGAGGGATTTTGCGTTGTTGAATCCAATCTTCATCAGGTGTAAAAAGTGCATGACCAACTTCGTGCCCTACCAGAAGGTCATAGACAATATTGCTTGCCTTCTCCCACATCGGCAGAGTCAGCACACGAGTATGAACATTAAAGCAAGCAGTCTCTACTTTCTTGTGCTCAACCACAAGGTCTTCGGTTGCAAGAAGCTTTGCGAGTTGGGACTTGATTTCGTGATTGACGGGCATTGGTTTCGTTTCTTATGACCCTATTATACAAAAAAAGGAGGTCTTGCGACCCCCCGATGGACAGTTTGGGAAGTGGTCTCAACCTCTAGTTTTCCCACCATGCTTTGCAGCAACTGAACGCATTTTGTCTGCTCTACCATAATCTCTGGTTTCTTTGGCACGATTACCAGAGTCACCTGCAGTTTCTCCAGAATCCATAGCATCATAAACTTGTCTATCAACTTTCTTATGGGGAAACTCCTTTTTTCCTTCAATAATCTCTTCTCTCCAATCTTCACTCATATTCACCATAATTGCTTCTGCTGCTTGTTCAGTATCAGCATAACCCTCATCTAAAAGATGAGAGAGAATGATGTCGTAGAGGTCTGCTTGTTCTTTTTGAACATCTTTTTTAGGCATTCTAGCACCAGTTTTATGTCTTTCAACACCTGCAGAATCCCTGTAGGTTTCACTTTCTCTTCTTGGTGTTACATAACCTACACCAGGAACCGCACCCGTTTTTCCAGCATCTCTAGCAGCATTTCTTGCTGCTGCTCTTTGTGCTGCTCTCTTACGATTTCTATCGTAATTTGCGTCTTCATCAAGAACTTCTTCAACGATACTCTCTCTCCAATCTTCACTCATATTCACCATAATGACTTCTGCTTGTTCTTGTGTTTCAGCATATCCTTCATCAAGAAGGTGTGAAAGAACTACATCATAGAGGTCAAAACTTTCGGCACTTACACCAGTTTTTCTTTGCCTTTCAAGTTTCTTGCCTTTTGGTAATGACCCACCACCGCCTTCACCATCATATCCAGTATGACCGTACTCATCTGCACCTCTTGACCAATCTCTATCTTTTTGAGTCATCCCCTTTCTTCCTGCAGGATAATAAGGTCTACTTGACTTCTTACCTCTATTTCCAGCATCAGGATTAAGAGTTCTGTAGTGGTGTTTTTCGGCAGATTTTACTTGTTTAGTTTTATCACCTCTTTTTGCAAATCCACTTGCAGGTGTTTGTCTTCTCTTATTAGCGAGTTTCCCATAAGCAGCAGTTGCTTTTGGAGTTTGCCCATAAGAACCTTCTTCTTCATCAAGTTCTTGGGGAGCATAAACTTGATTATAAGCTTCTTGAAGGGCACGAAGTTCTTGTGAGTTCATCTTTACAAATACTTTTCAATTATTTATAAAAAAGAAGCACCCTTTTCAGAGTGCTTTTTCTTAAAGGCTTTAAGTCGTGCCTTTGCTTGTCGGAGTGCCTGCGGTTTGAGTGTCCGTTTTTGCTCCTTCTTGGAATGATGGTAACGGTTTGGAACTTGCATCGGTCTTGTGCTTATGATTCTACTTTATACGAGAATCCTCCCTTCTTATCAAACCTTGTGACACTTTGGAATTTGTCCTCAAGTCCACCCTTATGAGAAATCACGAATATATTAGCATCCTTTATAACATAACGAATAATTTTGAGAAACTCATCGGTTCCAAATCCATCCAGGGATGAATCAAAAACTTCATCCATGATTAACAGATTTGTATTCACAGAATTCTTCACTCTTGCAACTTCTCTCCAAGTAAAAAGAAGAGACAAATCCACTCTCATTTTCTCACCTTCACTAAAAGAACTATAAGAGAAGTTCTCATGAATCGGTGATTTGATACTCTCATTAAACTCTTCATCCAGATTGAAATTAATATAAAAATCCATCATCTGCAAATAACGATTCACCTGCTGATTGATGAAGGGAAGATATTTTTTGATAATTTTGGTTTTTACACCATCATCTTTGAGAAGAGAATACGCAAAATCATAATGAACTATCTCTTCTTTTTTGGTTCCCAAATCTTCAAAGACTCTCTGAAGATTGGTTTGAAACTCTTCTAACTTTTCATGTTCAGTATTCTTGTTTTCAAGTTGTTCGGTAAGTGTTTGAATTTCACTTTCCAAATCCCTAACCTGTCGTTGGTTAGATGAAATCCGAGTATTGTTTTGAGAAATGTCATTGTTGAGTTTCGTAATCTCCTTAGATAGAGCAATAAATTGACGCTCTCTCTCCTCTTCCAGTTTTATGGTTTCTTCAAGGTCCTTATAACCTTTCTGAAGTTCCTTAGCACTATTTTGAGCGTCAGTAATTCTATTTAACCGAAACTCTTCTTCGATTGTTTGAGTGCAGGTGGGGCAAACAGTATTTTCTGTAAAGAACTTGTGCTCTTTGGTAATTGTAGATACTTTCTGGGAGATTTTACCTTTCAGGTTTCCCAACTTTCTCAGTTTATCAGTCGCACCAATAACTTCCTCTTGCTCCTTAGTATATCCAAAGATACTTTCTTCGGTGGTTGAATTTTGAAGCATATAAGCATCAACTTCACTAATTAAATTGGTAATCTTTTGCTTATTAGCATTAATATTATCTTTTCCACGACTTTCCAACTGTTCAATAAAGTTCTTCTGCATTAGAACTTTATCTTTAAGAGATTCTTTCTTAACATCAAGAGATTTAATCTGCTCCTTTTGCTGACGAATCTTTTCTTTAATTAAATTATTCATCGAAGAGAAGATACGAATATCCAGCAAGTCCTCAATTACCTCACGACGATTTGCCGTAGCCAATTGCATAAAGGGTACAAAATTACTAGAACCCAGAATTACAATCTGTGTAAAAGACTTATAATTGACCTTTAGAATATTCTCTTCTAGGATTTTTTGATTCGCACGATCATCTGCTTCCTTATGAAGTTGCTTTCCATTTACCTCAATATCAAAAACATTTGGTTTAATTCCACGACGAACCAAATACTCACGACTATTCACAGAAAACTCAATTTCTACCAGACAATCCTTTTCATTGGTGCTGTTAGGGAGTTGAGGTTTATTGATTTTACGAAACGGACGATTGAACAATACAAAAGTCAAGGCATCCAGCACAGTGGATTTACCAGCACCATTCGTACCAACAATCAGGTTGGTTTGGTTCTTTTGGAAGTCCATTTCCGTCCAGTTATTGCCGGTAGAAAGAAAATTCTTCCACTTAATCTTTTTAAAAGTTATCATTTTTAGGAGGAATTACGATGTCTTCAGGTTTAATTACGGCATACTTATAATTGTACATCCTACAAGTCTTTATGGCAAGCTCATCATCTACTTCTACAATATCCATCTCTTTCTCTTCTTGGTCTTCCAGCATCAAGGCATAACGAGTAGCATCATCCTCCTCCTCAAAAAGGAACAAGACTTTTTCTCCATACTTGTCTTGGACGGCAAATGCACCGTCCCCTTTCTGGTCCTTAAGTGTAAGAAGAAACATTATTGAACTTCGCAAGCCTCTTTATAAAGATTTTGTAGGATTCCCTTAATGATATTCTTATCAAATTGAACTTCTGACTCATCAATATAACGATTCAGAATTGAAAGAGTATTCTCTTCCTCATCAATTGCAAAGTCTTCACTTTCTTGAATTTCAAAGTTCTCAATAATTTTAAGATCTTGAATTCCTGCTGTATATAATTTATCTACAAACTTTTCGAAATCCTTTGCCTTTGTTTTTTTACGAACAATAATCTTTACAATTTTATTCTCATAATCCGTAGCATCAAATGTTTGATAGGGAGTATCCTCATAATAAAGATTATAGAATAATTTATAAGGATTATCAATTGGAGTATGAGTGAGTGTTTCCGTATCAAAGATATGAAATCCACGAGTATCATTTACATCCGTCCAATACATTTCATAAGGATTACCAAGATAGAAGATACATCCATTATCAGAACGAGTATGGTAATGACCAGAAAATACCTTCGTGAACTTTGAGAAAATATTCGAATCCAGTCCATGGTCCTCCATAATTAGATTTTTATTTACACGGAAACCTTGAAGTTCTAGGTGTCCCATTGCAACCTTTGCCTTAGACTTCTGAATTACATTCATAGTTTCTTCGTGATTCTCACTACAAATCCAAGGAATAAAAGTCATATCAATTCCACCAACCTTTGTATTTGTTGGAGAACTATAAGTTTTGATATTTGGATAAGTCTTGAGAAGTAGGTCTGGGGAGTTAACATGATTGGTATTCTTATAATAGCAATCGTGGTTCCCAACAATCATATGAACTTCATACTTACGAAGAGGTTCAAATACAACTCTCTTTGCCCATTCCAGACTTTGATAATCAATTGACTTACGACTATCAAAAGCATCGCCCATATGAATGACTACCTCTATCCCGTGCTCTTCTAGGGCAGGAAAGAAGACATTCTTGTAGAAAAGTTCAAAGTGATCGTGAAGATGCTTTGAACCTTTTTTACATCCATAATGGGTGTCCGTGATTAAACCGATACGCATAGCAGATTTTAACTAGACTTCAAGTATAGCACGGCAGACTCCAAAAAGTCAATATTATCAAAGAAGGAACCAAGACCAATATTGCAATTTTTGCATAAAAGACCTCTAACTTTACCGGTTTTATGATCATGATCTATGGATAAGTTTTTTCCTGTCGGACAAATATTTTTACATATTTTACATACTTCATCCTGCCTGTCCAACATATTATCATAATCCTCCAAAGTCAATCCATAGAGAGAAACTTGCTGTCTTCTATTCCTAAGAATTTTTTGCTCAGGTGTTAGGGAATGATAGTAATCTTTATTTTTAGAATTTACTTTATCATTATTTTTTTGATTCCATTTTCTTGTTTCCCCATTCTCAAACCTGCGTTTTGAGTTTTCTTTTGCACATTTAACACAAGGTTTCTTACCTGAAAAATATCTTTCAGTATTTCCACATTTTCTACAAGGATTTCCAATAAAAGTATTCATATTAGGTAAAAGGTATAATACTATTATTATTTATAAAATAAAAGTATTATATTTTATTATCGATTATTATTTCTATATTGTATATTATCTTTCATACTGTTGTATTCACTATTGTTCCCAGAAAGCAAGTTGTCATCAATCATCATAACCTCATCAAATCCAGTGCGTTCGATGATTTTGTTTTTAATCTCTAATTGCTTCTTTTCTTTTTGAATTCTACGCAGAAAGGCATAATGAATAATTTGAGTAAAATATGCAAATGGATTCTGAGACCTTTCTGGATTGAAGTTATGAATATACTGAACGCAGTTCTCAATCCCGTCAGAAATCATATCCTCACGGAACATGTAATTAACGAAGTTTGGTTTATAAGATAAATGTGTGGCAATCTTTAAGAAGCAATCACCTAGGTAGTTAGGAATTCTGGGTTTTCCTTCCCAGGGTCCTGACTTTGGTGGATCAATATCATATTTCTCAATGAACAGTTGCCGTGCTTTTTCAACTTTACTGCGATACACGATCATTGCTTCTAACAACTCTTTATTGTTTACATAATGCTCTGATTTCTTTTTTGCCATGGTGGTCTCATTTATCCATTAATAAGTTAAGTTAATTATACCACACATTAAGGGGCTTGACAAGATGTTAAATTGCGTATAGACTAGGTTTGTCCCCGTTGAAGATGAGAACTTAGCTTTCTTTAATATTTTTATATAACTCTTCAAGTTTCTTACGAGCATTCTCTACTGAAGAGATATATCCCATCTCATTTGATACCTTTACTTCACCACTAGATTTATAAACATCAATACTATCATCATCATTTAAGTATTTTGTATAGACATCGATAAGTCTTTTATCGGTAGTCTCAGTCATTGTGATTACCTTATCTAATTTTACCATAAAGAAATCATCACTAGGTAATTCCATCCAGGGTCTTACCTTTACATAGCATTTTCCTTTTCCATCAATCAATTCCATAATTACAGGATTTTGAAGCACTACAATAGGATCTCCATCATTATCATCCACAGAGATTAACGATAGAATCTCCTCACCCGACACTAGTTTTAAAATACAATAGAAATCTTCTCCCATTAGTTTTTTAGTGGTATATTAACAATTTCATAATTAAAGTTTTCTTCGTTATAAATTTTAATTCTTTCGATTAAGTGATTGAGTGTATAATTCTTTCTTGACTTATAACTGATATCATCGGCAACGTCGTATAGAGTTGCTTTTACTTTGTTCTCACCCTTTCTGAGAACTCTACCGATAGATTGGAGATTTCTAATTCTAGATTTTGATGGTGACGCAAACACAACATTATGTAGATTACGAATATTGATGCCGGTAGAAAAAGTCCCATAAGATGCCACGATAATTGCGTCATTTTCCTTTTCGGTTATTTCACGAACTCTTTCTCTTTCGTCAGTTTCCACACCACCATGAATAAAGAAAACGTGGCGATCATCAACCTTGCTAGTATTTATGAGATCGTATAAGGGTTGTCCGTGAGTTTCTACTCTTGAAAATAGAACAAGAGTGTTACCTTTTAAATCTAATGTAAGATTTTTAATAAAGTTATTTCGTTTGGAATGGTTGATAAGATACTGAACCTCATCCTCAAAAACATCAAATCGATTCGGTGGGTGTTTCAATAGCAGTATTTTGATATCTAATTTGGCAAGATGACCCTTCTTCATTAGTTCATCAGTATTGATAATCTTATATGAGGGTCCAAATAATCCCTCCAATACCCACTTGTGTGTTTGACTTCCATCTAGTGTTCCAGTGAATCCAAAACGATATTTTGCATCACAAAGTTTCGTCATTATAGATATTAATGACTTGGATTTGAATTGGTGTGCTTCATCACCTATGACTACGTTAAATCTGGAAAAATACTGCTTGGGCAATTTGTAAATACTTTGCCAGGTGGTAATAATAACTTGGGAATCAGTTTCTCTTTCCTTACCAGCGTATATCTTGTGGCAGTATGAACCAACATCCCATCCATAATCTGCAAAATCTTTATACATTTGTTCTACAAGGGAAGTCGTCGGAACAACTATCAGAATATTTTGTTGTCTCTCAACGTAATATCTCACAACAGAATATATCATCAACGACTTTCCAGAAGCAGTTGGAGATATCAATAATTTTCGATTATGTCTTAAGGCGTCGAATACTCCCTCAACTTGGTAGTCGCGTGGGGCGTGTCTACTGATTGCAGTCATATAATCTTTCACGCCTTCCTTTGAGATACCCTCATTAATCTCAAAAGGAAGTCCATAGAATTTATTGTCTGCAAACTCATATGTGTATTCATGATCCTCACAGAATCGAATAATTCTGTCTAAGAGTCCAATATAAATCTCACCAGTTTGTGTATTGAACAAACGAATCTTTCCATCCCAGTACTTGTTTTTATACTGAGGGCTGAATTTTGCATTGGGAACCTCAAATGTGAACTGATCTGCTAGTTCATAATAGATGTGAGGTTCTGCTTTGATGTACAGATATACTTCATTCTTTTTTGATATAATCAAATGACTCATTCATAAAATATCAGTTATAGATATTTATTTCAATAAAAAAGAGGCATTTCTGCCTCAGTTAAATCCTGCTTGAAATTTGTGCCATTCAATAGAATTTTTGATTTGATAAGTTCTATTAGAAACTGTCTTAATAATCTCTTCTAAAAACTTGAGCATAATGTCATAATATCTTATCTTAAGATCAATTTTAGAGAGTCTCTCATCTGCACTCATATACCTCTCTATTGCGTCCTTTTCTCTTACCTTATACGGAAATGGGTCCTCTACATAGACCTCTGCTGGTGCCTTTCCTGTGTAGTAATTGTAACGTTCTAGACGCACTCTATTATAAGTTTCTCGTGACTTTTCACGAAGAAGAGTAATTGTATTATAAAGTGTATAATATTTGGAATGTAATTGTGGAATTTTTAAAGATTCATCATGTAGGTTGTCGGGGTCAATGACAGAATCTCTCTGCCACATATCCTGAATGTCATCAAGATTCATAAGGGTTGATTGTCGGTTCCTAGGATATTATACACAGTATACTTGAAAGATGCCTCTGCTGTAAAGTACTGAACATCATTTGGAGTGGCATCAAACTCTAGTGATGTTAATGATACTGGAAACAAATCTTTAAATTTAACAACTGCGGTATTTCTATAATTACTGTTAAGAATATACAAACTACCATCACTGAATGCTGATTTTTGATCTCTTAATCCAGTGTCTGTCGTTGTTAGATTTGTAAATTGTTCTGTTGTTTCTGGGAAACCAAGACCCGTCAACCAATTATGAACAGCCATATAGTTTTCCATATTCTCATCAACTAGAAATCTAATTGATAAATCGCCATAAGTTAATTTATCACCAGGTACATCAATATCTTTTAGATATGATGGTTGCTGCACAACTTCTAAATTAATTTCCGGAATTCTTGTTGAGTTGCAAAAAAATGTTACTTTAGGTTCTTTTGCCAAAGTAAATTTAAATCCAACAGGTGATAAAAAATTTCTATTGCCTATTTGATTGGCAAAAGGTGACACTGACATAATCTTTTATTTTTATTTAGATACAAAAAAAGGGATCCCGAAGGATCCCCATGAGATTTGTGAGAAAGACTCACATAAGGTTGGTGACCTTGACTCTTCTGTAGTA